TTATCCTTTATAGAATCTTACATACTTCGAATTAGCAGTAATATATAGACCACTCTTAATTTGGTACATATGACCACCGCCAACCTTGAACTTGTCACGAATAACGGTAAATACTTCTCCCTTATTTACAATAACAGCTTTATCATCCCAATCTGCGCTGTTATAAGTCCATAGCGAATGAGTAATGATTTCAACATATTCATTACTTCCTCCACTGTTGGACTTTCTTTTAAGATTAAAATAATTGGCAATAGCCTTCGCTAAGTCTTTTCCTGTTTGTTTAAGAACACTATTGCTACGCATACGTTTAATATCTGTTGTGGAATCCATAAAGCCACCTTCTACTAAAATTGCTGGCATACGAGATTCTCTTAACATATGGAAATTTGCTGTCTTGATTCCTCTGTCACGTAATTGCATTGCATCTACGATTACAGGATGGATTTTCCTTGCTAAAGCAGAACCTCCAGAACTACCATGGTAACAATAGGTTTCGGTACCGCCCCAACTACCCCACTTACCTGTATTCGCATTATGATGATAAGAAATTAAAATATCTGCACCAAAGTTATTAGCCCCAGTTGTTCTAGTGGATAATGATACATCCGTTTTTCCTGTTCGGTCATCTAAACGTAATACTTCCGCATTCTCATAATTTTTCAATTCATCAATAGCTGCAGTTACAACTTTATCATTGAAAGACCATTCTCTTTCACCATCTGGTGTACGTTTACCTGGTGTGTTATATCCATGTCCTGCTCCAATTGCTATCTTTGGCATTATAAAATTCCTCCTTTAATTTTAAGAAAAATAAAAACACCCTAAACGGTGTTTACTTGATCAAGCTATTACGTTTTAATACTTCTTTTTGGCTTTTACCTCGTGCTGTAATATAGTTGTTTTTGAACCATGCCCATACAGTTGCTACCCCTGCCAGTATCTCAGCAATAATCTCTTCACTCACAACTGGAATTGGTTGTAACCCATAGTTAGAAAGCAACATATTGATCCATGCAATAGCAAGCGCAATAGTACGAATAATTGTAGATTTATCCATGCTTTTCACCCCCTTTCAATTAGGCTCCAATACCAAATGTTAATAAGAAATATAAAATTTGAAATACAAAAGCCCCAATCATCGTGATTAGGGCAATCATTAATCTTCTATTATTGTTTTGAATGGTTTCTACATCTTTTTCATTCTTTTTCGAACGGTAATCTGCATCTGAAGCAGTCTTTTTTGTTTTTTCTACGGTTTCCTTCATATCTGTTAATTGATCTATTTTTCCGTTTAACTCAGCCATGGAAACTTTTACATCTGTAAGGACGTTCATAAACTCCTTCATTTCTTCCATCTCCTTGGTTTCTGGCATGCTCGACCCCCTAACTACCTAAAATTGAGCATAAAAATAACGCTTATTCAGCGTTTTCCTCGTTTGTCTTATTATCATTGTTATTTTCATGTAACTTTTTTAGCTGTGAAGATAAACTCTCTACATCTACCTCTAATAATGCGATATGCTCCGATTTCTGCCCTAATTGCTTTTTTAGCTTATCAATGACTCCAAAGGATCTTAATAATTGTTGTTGTAGCTCCTCTTTCGACATATTTTGCATTTTTTGTTGGAATCCTTCCATTTAAACCTCTCCCTTATTGTTTTTAACTTTATAACATTTGTTCAATGATCATATATAAATTCTCAATTTCCTTTTCCAATTTAATTCTCGCATTTCTTTCAGATTTTATAACCTTCACCATAGACATATTAATGCTATTGTAATCCAATCCATCTTCATCTCTGACTATTTCTGGAGACATCTCCATAATAGCCCCTATTTTCTTTTTATTATATGTGCCAATTTCTACATCGCTATTTATGTTGTATGTTACAGGATTTATGCTGTCTAATACCATATAAGCTGTATCATCTTGTAATTCTTCAATATTTTGTTTATATAATATAGACGATCCAGTAGGGAAAGATGATGCTCTAATAGGTTTATATCCAATAGAACCTGCTGTATAAGTCACTGCATCTGTTACTCTCGTTCCATTATTTGAACCAAGATAAATATAATTTCCTGCGTTTTGTACTATGTTGCCGGAATGGACAGTGTGGGTATCTACTTCACTAGTAGCATTTATAGTATCAGTATCTATGGTGTCCCCTTCTATAGTTGTCGTATTGCCCCACCTAGTCGCCCTAAATATTTGTGGTACTTCGAGATTTATGAAATAGCCCTCTTCACCATATACAACAGGCGCTTCGAGTTGTGTACCGCTTAGCAATGGTTGGGTAAACGTGACTGGTGTATTACTGGATATTGATATATGGTCGTTATGATCACCAATGAAATTGAATCTCAGATGATTATTCGACGTGCTATCATACGTATCAACATCGAGACCCATCGTCAAATAACCCAAATCGTACATAACTACTCCAATTTTTCTATAGCTATTTAATTGCCATACCGTCTCATCTTTTGATATTCTAAGTAGTCCATATTCATCTGCTGAATATCCTGCAATTAATGCTGATTCTGATCTTCCCCACATAGAGGCAACATGTGTGTCGTATCCTCCAAACCAGATACTACCATTATTATTCCCTACTTCATTCACAGTAGCAGTATTAGCAATACCCATTAAGTCATATGACCAAGGATGCTCAACATCCCTTTTGAGTTGTTCCACAATATCAAATCTACCAAATTCATAATTACGTGCAGTAGACCGAACTTTATCAGTGTTCATGATCATCGATCCACCATCAGTCCAGAAAGTTAATTCCCTTGCTCCTATATCCATGTCTCTATTGCTATCAACTTTAATAAAAATATTAGGATCATCTTGGAATCTCATTTCTATAGTAGGTAATTCTCTATATAATGTATGAAGTATGGAGAAGGCTTCCCTTTTCCGACCATCACCAGATGTATGAGATCCACCACGTGTAAATGTTAGTCCATCGCCATTCAATTCAACACTAGATCTAAATTTATTATTGACAATCATACGATCAATAGCATATTCTATATTATCAGTATAATCATTGTAATCATACATATCCTCGGCAGTATATGATAACAGTGTTAGAGCTTCTGGTGTAAGTGAGTACCCATCCATTATCACAGCAAAATTGTCATCTGGGTCTTCGACTCTCCCCATTTCATAAGGCGACAAGAAATTGGCAGAAGCAATACTCTCACTAGTGAAATTAGAACCCTTCGCAACAGAATATACTCCAGTACTAGAGTCCCAACTTCTACTATACGAGTTTAATGCCCCGCTAAATGTACCAGATACACCTTCCAGTTTTCCTTTGATGGTGACATCTTCTGCAATAACAGTACCTGCCATTAGTTTATCTGCGCTGACTTCTTGAATCATAGCATTGGTAATGGCTGCATTTGCTATTATTCCACTATTTGCAGTTATTGTTCCTGCTGCTATTTCATTCGCAGTTACTGAATTAGCATAAAGAGAACCACCATCCATATAAATCGAATTGCGATAAGCCCACAAACTCGTGGGATCTTCAGCAAATTGTTTTGGTATACCACCATTTACAAGCATTACCTCACGAATATAGTAGTCTGTAGATCGTATGGTTTGATCGTCATCTATCCAACCAGTTGTTAAAAACTGCACTCCCCACCAATCCTCTATATTGGTTTGGGTTATTAATATTTCGAAATCTAGTGTAGCCCATTCTCCTGCTTGCAGATTGGGATGTTGATCCATCACATCACTAAACATTACCACATTCGACCAAGTTCCAGGGGCGGGATTGGAAAAGCGTATGCCATCGGCTTTCATTAGATTATCATCGGTGTTTGGTGATGTTAATATCCGCACGATCCTAAAATCTTGTGTTGCAGGATCAACTATTTCGTCAAATTTAACATCAAGGGTCAACGTGAAGAAATTGCCACCTTGCGACAGAACATACCTATTGTTTTGAACAGAATATAACCCATTATAGATTTGTTGATTGATATGGATTATATGGCTATTTGGTTTGTCTGTTTCCGGTTCTAATATAGTAGTTCTTGCATTAGCATATTGATTGCTGAAATCCCACCCTTGTTTGCCAATATTGAAACTACCATTTTGCAATAAATTATACTTCTTTTGTGTATATTCCTCTATTTGATCCTCTGGGGAAGGTCTATACCCTTGTGCATTACTAGATTGTATCACCATTGGTTTTTTGATCCATATATCTCTTCGACCCTCTGTTTCCCAACTAGTGAAAAACCCTAAGTATCCATGACCACTAGACCCTTGCAGAGTGCCTGCAGGAATTTTGTAGATATATCTAGTCCATTCGTCATCTATCGGCAACTCATCGGTAAGAAAATTAGTCAAGCTATATTGGGCAGGACTCAAATCATCTGTCAATGCACCCATTACATACGGTCTGATTGTATCTTCTTTTATCCATACTTCATAAGATATTACTATATCTTTATTAAGATCCAATTCCTGTGTAAACGGAGGGGAGTATAATCTCACAGACCCATCTATATCAACATAAATTCCTATTGCTCCATCTCTCTGTTGATATCCTTGTACGTCTACTGGTGTACCAAATAAGGCGAATCTCCATTGATCCTCATTTCCATTAATTGCGAAATTCTCAAATTTGGTGTCATCCAATAAGTTATCTGCACCATCTATATTTATGCTCCCTATAGCGTCATTAACATAAGTAATATCCGCCTTCTCAGATGGATCATATCCATCGTCATATAAAGCTCCATCACCAATCATCAATACATTAGCTGTTAATCTACCATTAATGTGGGCATCTGTAATAATAGCGTTATTTAGATGTACTTCATCAATCATAGCTTGCTGTGCAAGTAATTCTTTCGTAATGGTTTGTTCTGATATTTCCGTATTGCCATCAATTTGCTTGGTTTGAGCCATTACCATTTGCGAAAAATCAGAGCGCTTCCCATGGGTATTGACCGCACATACGACGAAATACCATTGTTCGTTTACTTCTGCATCATGTGCATATCCTCCGGACTTAGTAGCATAGAGAAAATTATCACTATCGGATGGTACAAAGTTTGCATTCGTACTACCGTATACACGATATTCCGCTATATATACAGAAGGGTCATAGTCCCATTTCAACATAATGGAAGAAAATAACCCAGTTGCCTGCAAATTATCTGGTGCAGGTGGCTTTACATTTGGAAAACTATCGTCGTCAATTATTCCCCCACTATCCCATGAACCGCTATTCTCGGTTACTTTACTAATAACCCAGTCTAACTTACTCTCGTCATCTTTTATTCTTAGAAAGTTACCTACCGTTATATCACCAACCGATGGATTTCCAATACTATATGAAACTTTTATAATTCTCGATTGAACAGTTAAAGCTGGGCGCATCTCTTCATCAATAATGTATCCTGTATCACCTAGATAGACTTGCTCATGTTCATAATCTGCAATACCATAGAACGTACGGACAGACATCTCATATTTCACCTGTGGCTTACTATTATTTTGAACATTTTCCCAAGTAACCTGCAGTAATTCTTCTGGGTTTGTGATCTCGTCATTGTCATAGATACCAATGCGGTGTATCTTTCCTTCTTTTGTTTTAATACCATAACTTTCAAGCGCTTCCGGATCCCCGACATATTTTTGACCTTTCGGTTTATCTACTGGATCTCCATTTAGTACATTCCATTCCAAATCTTCAAAAGTTATCTTTCTACTATTTCCTTCGCCTACCTCAACACTACCACCACGACCGATAAGTGCTGTTTTAGGATAATGTAGCACAGTACGTCTTATCGATTGTATATCTTTATCTATTTCAAAGCGTTTACCATTGTTTAAGCCTCTTCTTTCCCAATCAATAAAACGACCAGTGATTCCATGGTCGTCAAATTCTACTCGATCTATATATTCCCCTCCCCATACGGATCGAATATGTTTTAATGATTCCGTAACACTTTGATAGTATAAACTAGTTGAGCGTGTACCATAATCTCCTGTACGCCCTCTTTCGAATCGAGTCCCATCTAGTACAACATCTAACACGTCATTAATTGGCATATCCTGTGGTCGTCTCTCATAAACCCAAGCATCATTAAGCTCAACATAAGAAGGCATACATATTGCCATTTTCAGCTTTCCTTCATCACCATTAACATCCTCGACCTCTTTTATAGTCCAAAGACGATATACGCCTCGAAGATCTTTAACTACAATTTGGTTTTCTCCTTCAATATAATCACATGCATCTGCAGTATAAGGAAATACGACAGTAAGATTATTACTGTCGTTGTCGATATCCTCTTCTAATATCGATTCATCATCTACGTATTCATCAGATACATGTAATAACTTATCTTCATCGTCAAATATATAGACATTTGCTCTTTCCATTATCTATATACCTCCCTATACTTCAAAACTGCATCAACCGCAGTAGGTTCAATTCGAATATTATTAATACCCAGATTTAATTTCCAAAACTTTGGAGCTAGCATACTAATAGCATTCATTTGTAACTTATCATTTATAAAAACTTTACGTTTTTTAAAATCAACATCGACTTTATCTCCAATGGATAAATCATAAATTATCCGTAATTCTTTCTCTCCGTTGAATAAAAATAATGTATCTGTTTCTTCTGTTAGTACTATTTCCATTTCAGGAGGTGCTTGTTCAGTACCCATATACTTTACTTCTATTTCTCCAGTATCAAAATCTAATTGATCAGTTTTTCCATATTTATTAGGATCAGCACAAAAGATAGTCAATGTACCATCTTTTTTGAAGAAATACTCGTCACCTTCTTCCGATTCTGACGGTCTACCATAATACGTAATATCTGGCTCATCAGGAAAAATAATAGGGACATCTTTTGCAACATTAAGGACTCCGTTTAGATAATCAACAGTAAGTCTTAAAGATTCTCTATCATGTGCAATGATGTTCCCATTTATACCAAGAATTCTTGGCGGTCGTTTTGAGCCATGTACATAAGCTCCATCTGCGCTTGTAATCTCAGTTATGAGTAGTTGATTATTTGTAAATCCTCTACCTGTAATAGATTTAATTTTAAAATATGGTGAGAGATCAGCACCGTTGAATATCATAAACTATCATCCTTTATTTCTTTTTCAGTCTGTAATTCTGGCGATCTTGTTCATCCGAGATATCCTCTACAAATGCAGAGTACGTTTTTCCGCCAATTACCAGATTAATTTGTGCAGGTTGCTTACTTCCTCCGTTACCTTCGCCTGTATACGCCCCATTGTGTTCTGCAGGTACAACTGCTTCTCCTGCGTGTAGCATTGCAAGTCCATCTTGTGTAACTAAATCAGTACCAATGTTTAACTTAGGGATATTGGGGATGCTAAAACCTAATGTATTTCCACCCCGTCCTCCCATACCAGGAACCCAATTTGGGACTTTAGGAAGTTTAATCTTTATCCGATTTAACCCGTTAATCATTCCGTTTATTGCACCTATGACACCGTTAATAGCACCTTTGATCGCTCTTACTATCCCATCCCATATTCGACTAGTAGTACGAGATACACCGTCCCATACACTTGATATTGTGTTAGAAATCGAGTTAAAAGCTGAGGATATCCGGTCACGTATTGTATTTACAACATTTGATATGGTGTCACGTATACCATTCCAGATGTTCGATATTGTATTTCTTACACTATTCCAGATGTTCGATATAACATCCTTGGTAGCATTAAATACTTTAGAAGTAACATCTTTAACGCCATTCCATATTTTAGAGACAGTATTTTTTATTGCATCCAAAACGTTGGTAATGATATTTTTCCAACCATTAACAACCTTAGATATAAAATCTTTAATAGCGTTAAACACTGTTGATGTAACTTTTTGTATCCCATCCCATGTTTTCTTTATGAAATTAGAAATCGCTGTGATTGTCTTATCGAACATATTTTTAATACCTGTCCATATTTTATTAAGGAAATCAGATATTTTTTGGAAGTTTTCTTCTGTTTGTCTACGTTGCTCCTCCCATTGTTCAACAAAGAAGTCCACAATTGCAGTAACAATATCTGTGAAAAACTGTTTAATGTCTTCCCATAGTTCAACGAAAAAGTCAGATATTGCTTGCCATATCTCTACTGTTTTTTCTTTAATTGCTTGCCAAGTTTCGGGGATGGTTACGGTGAAAAACTCAATCATTTTATTAAATTCTTCTTTTACTGCTTCCCACCAAGTTATAAAGAAATCTTTAATAGCTTCCCAAACGGTTATGGTCACTTCTTTAATTTCATCCCAGTGGTAAACAATAATAGTTGCTAGTGCACCAACGCCTGCTATAATCATAGTAACTGGATTTAGTATGAGCCCCATTACCCCACCTAATTTGGTTATAATTCCTATAACTGGAGTAATTGCACTGATAAGAGAACCCATGACCACCAATACTGGACCGATAGCTGCTGCAACTGCTCCAACAACCATGACTACTTTTTGCATGGTGGGAGATAGGTCACCAAACCACTTAATTAATTTAATTGCACCCTCGACCAAGCCTTGTATTGCAGGAATCATCTTTTCTTTTATTGCATCTTTATTCTCATTAAACATCTTGAATAAAGGCTTGAGTGCTTCGCCCATTACCATGAAGAGAGTATATTTCAGATTGTCCCATTCCTTACGAAATTCGTTCATTTCATCCAACTCTTCTTGACTGAATGGTACATCTATTTCGTTCATAATTTCGTCTAAGTCTTTCCCACGACTTTCTAACTCGCTCACTATTGGAAGTAACTCTGGCATGTTCATTTGGTTAGCAAAAGCTCTTCTGTCAGCACCTTCTAGCTCTAGCATCGTTTCAACAATGTTACGCATTTGCTGATCAGCACCCATATTTTTAAATTCTTCAGCACTGACTCCCATAGCTTCAAAGCCTTTTGCTAGTCTTGGAGAAATCTCATTACCTCGCTCAATTTGCTTATTCAGTGTTTGCAATGAATTAGCAACTGCATCCGTATCGACACCTGCATCTGTAGCAATCTGGCGCCAACGTTGCAATTCATCAGTAGACATTCCAGTTATGGATGATAAATCTAATAATTCATCAGCGAAATTACCAAACTTAACCATTGCACCGCCTAACGCCACACCCACACCAGCTATCGGACCAGTAACCCATTTAGTCATGGAACTTCCAACATTCTTCATACTACTTCCAACATTTTTAAGCTTCGTTTGTAGGTTTTTTACTCCCTTTTCTGCGCCTTTTTGGTCTATTTTCGTATCTATCGTAATTGAACCGTCTGCCATTTATTTATCACCTGCCTTTCCACCGAAGGCTGTAATCATATCTTCAAATGCTTCATCTGCTGTTTTCTCACTGTTTTCAAGAGCATATTTTCGTTTAAGACGTAAGATTTTATTGCGCTCTTTCTGGTTATTCTTAGTAGGGGCAGGAACTTCCATTGCTCGTATTTGAACTACCTGCATGAATGGTGTTTTTTCACTTAATCCACTAAACAAAGATATGAATTTTTTCCAATGCATTTTGCCCTGTTGTTCGAGTAAATCAATACCGTAATCCATTAAAAAAGAAGCGTATATACGCTCCCCATCAACATCAAAGTCATATTCTTCTTTTTTAGAAGGTGGCTCATTTTCTAGGTTTTCTTCCGTTGCTTGTTCTGTCTGGAATTCATTATCTCTTTTGAAAGAAAGTTCCTCTTTTAAAATCATCATGAAAATTTGATATTTTTCATCCGATGGCAGATACTCTAATTCTTCATAATTGGTGATAAGCATTTCTAGACCAATTAATACCTTTTCATAATCCTCTAAACCCTCATCTTTAGTCATTTCAATAAATAGGATTATGTTATCGAAGGTTACATTTAATTGAAGTACTATTCCTTTGTAAATGCATGTATCCTTTAATGATTCTGTAAGAAACATAGGCTATTTCTTCTTTTTCAGATATTTTGCTTTCTTTTCTTCAAATTTCTTTTTATATGTTGTATTAATATAATCAATCACATCAAAGAGAACATCTAAGACCAACTCTAACGACTCATTTGTTTTTTTATAAATTGTGTCAAATGCGCCATCTCCCAATATCTCATCAGTAGCACGACTTGTTTTCTCTTTTAATCTATTCATCTCTTTTTCTAGTACCTCAACATCGTTAATATCTCTAACTTTTTCAGATTCTTTAGATGCTCTTTGTAAATCTATTGCTATCTCTGCATACCGATTCTTTTTCTTATCTGATAAATCAATTTCGTACGTTGTTCCATCAATCGATACTTCTTCTATCGCTCTTTGAATACCAATTTCCTTCATTTAAATTCCTCCTAAAGAAAAAGAGCAGCCATTTGGCTACTCTTATAATGTAGTTACATTCACAACGTCTGCCGGGTCAGACTCCGTACCGTATTTATCGTTTATTGCTGTTACGTAAAATTCATAGGTTGATGATGTTATTAATCCTGATACCGAATACGTATTCGTAGTTACAGTATCAACTTTTTCACCATCTTGATATACGTTGTACCCACTAGCATCCTCAGTCACATTCCAATCAAGATCAACGCTTGTTTCCGTCTCATTTGAAGCGACAAGGCTAGTGGGAGCCTTAGGGAGTAGGCTTTGTATATTTTGGTTTACCAGCAAAATGTATTTCAAAGGATATATCACCTTTTCCTCCTGCATCTCCACCCGGTCCTGTAATTGCAGCAATTGTACAAGGACCTTCAAAAGATGATCCGTCTGGCAATGTTAAACGAAAATCAGTCCGTCTTGACGGTCCTAACTCAAGCACTTTCGAGTAAATAAAATCCTGTGCCTCATCTCCGTAGTATCGATGTCCTGAAAAGGAAGCAATCAGTTGCGCACCGATTACATCTGTTTCCCCATATCCATCACCATCAAAGTATTTATCTTGGGCAGTCTCTTCGTTTGGATCTGGCTCCATACTATTGATACCTTTACCTAATCTTTCCCATGTTTCCGTTTCTCCGTTAGGTGTTACATTAATTTCCATCCTGTACTGTGAATTTAATAAAAATCCTTCTGGCATATTCATCCTCCTTTATGTGTATAGTTCCGCTTGAAACAATGCTGTCCATAACGTACCGTAGCTTGTTTTCTGCACGTAAGATGGTGTCGTAATGCATTGAAACGAAACCAATTTAAAAGAGCCATCACTCGAGGTGATAGCTCTGCTTGGTAAATTTTCATATTGACTTTCTAATTGATGAATCATTCGATATGCTTCTAAATTACTTTTGTGGTGGACTAAAAGCTGAAATTGAAACGGATATATCTTGCTTTTCTCCATATAGCGATCATTAATATTAGCAGGCGAAGGTCTAATAGCTATACTGTTATCATTTTCTTGATACGTCCCTATTTCAATAATAGAGGGTGTAAAAGATAAGTTTTCCGTATAGTCTTTTAATCGTTCTAAGAAATCCATATCATACCTCCTAATATTTTGATCTCGCTGCTTTTTGTGCCTCATCTAACCATTGTTTAAGTTTTTCTGCTTTGGCAGCTTCAAACCAAAGCCCTCTAGCATTCGGATTTATGTCTTTAGAGAAATTATAGTTCGAATTAAAATATATTTCTCTTACGTATGGAGTTACCCAACGTATCTCTCCATTCCCAATTTTTGAATGTGTAATCCCACTAACTCTAGTATTCTTAGAACGCATGGGGATATAGTAGTTACTATCTTTTAAAACCTGATTATCCAAAACAAATTGACCAAAACCTAATGCATTATCTAATTTTTTATTTACTTTATTCTTATCGAAATCAACTTTTACATCAATCACACTATCACCTTAGTTCCAGTTCGTAATGGTGTGGTTCACTACCAAACGCATAATGAGGTTTAACATCAACCACTTCACGATTAACACCATTAAACTCAATTTCGGATCTTATTTTAAAATTGGGAAATGCTGACGAATTGACTCGATCTACTAAAACAACATGATTGACCTCTTCACCTTCACTATTGGAAGTACGCTTTAATTTGCTTACAGGTGTAACTCTCACGTGTTCTATTTTAAGAGGAGGGGCGTGAGTACCATCCCATCCACTAGATCCCTCATATGCTTTATATTGGATTGTGTGAGGGAGTAAATGTTTTGGAATTGGACTAATGACCATGATAAGCACCTATTCCCCTGTACAATAAGCCTGCATATGCTAGATTCTGCATAACCCCATTAGGAATTTGAGTAGAAGCTTCCGCATTCATGGAGTAACTAAATGAGCCAACATTCACACTTTGCATCGTTTCTTGTTGTTTAGTAGCTATATAGCCCCCATTCATCACAAAATGCTCTGTCATGATGGCTGTTGCTTTTTTTAATAGATTCTTTTGTACATCTACTAGCTTATCCTCATCAATAGAAAAGTTAGTTTCTCCATCAATTACATCTGAAGCACGCTTAATACAACGATTAAGTTCTTTTTCATCTTCCATAGGAGTACCTTCATATTCATCTAAATAGTAACCTGCATCAATATACAAAAAGACACCCCCTATTTAGAGGATGCCTTTTGATTTTCTTCTTGTTGCTCTTTCTCAAGTTGTTTTACTCTTTCTTTGAGTTCCTTATTTTCTTTTACAACTTTTTCATGGGTTGATTTAGGTACGGTTTCCTCTTTCTTCTTACCGAGCACCTTTCCTTTTTCATCTGCCTTCTGATAACCCATTGCAAGTAATTCTTTTATACGCCCTTCATTGTTTTCTTTTAATACAACATTGTCTTTACGAAAGTATGGCATATTTGTTCATCCTCCCTTATTGTTCTTCTCCACCGCCACCAGATGACGGTGCTTTATTCGATACAACTAAACCTTTTGCTTGGTGTTTAAGCACAAACAAGTCATGGTACATACGATTTTGATACAGGTATCCGTCACCCTCGGTATGTTGACCTGGTTGGAACAAATACACTGAGTTCAGTTTCGCCTTTGCAACAATCGCACCTTTATAAACAATAATCCAGTTTAATTCTTGTGCATCGTTAGCCGGTATATAACCATCTGTAAAATCATATGCAGTATGGAAACGGTCAACATCGAATACTTCAATAAGTATTACCCCATCAATAGTTGTAACCCGAGTTTCAATTGTCGTATCCTGATTCTGTAAAGAAAAAGTCCCTTTGCCTTCCTTGTACTTCTCAATGGCATCCATCACATCGGTAGATACATAGGCTTTTAGATTTGCAGTACCAAACTTACGTACTTTTCGAATGTCGGATTTCAATCGGTCAAATACGTCTTTCGGAGTACCATCCGTTACGTTCTCATCTTTCGCTTGTTCCAATTCTTGCGCTTTTTGCGCTAGTTTAGAGAAACGATATGCATCAATTTCTGGACCCGCATTTTCCGTCAAGAATATCCGAGTTACATTTGCAGCACTTGCAGCTTGATTTGATTCATCTACATCCATTTGATCAACGAAGAACTCAACGTCACGATCAAAGCTAAGTGTATATGGCTCATGTGTAACGTCTACTGTGCCTCGATTATAGCCACCGTTTCGAGTATGTTGCTTATAACCAGAAACAGATAAATGAGGTACATGGAACGTTTTTGCCCCCATCCAGTTTACTCCTTGTGTTTCAAGGTCATTTGTAAGTGTCGTTTGTTTGATTACTTGGTCTAATTGAGTCTGATATCTTTGTGCATAGTTAATTGCATTTGGCATGTTTAATCATCTCCTATTTTCCTAATAATGTTTGTGCGAAGGCATCATCTCCGCCTCCGCCTTGTTGATGACTTCCCGGAGTATATTCCAAGCTAGGGTCATTATTGTTTTGCTCGGACTGAAACAGGTAATCATCAGATTCTTTTAATCCTTCCAGTTGCGTATCTAATCCACGCAACTTGTCACCGTCTAATTTAACTTCATCTAGATTAAGTAAGGCTTTAACTGCAGTTGGATTCTTTACATTGGCATCTTTCAATGTGTTTTCTAACTTGTGATCAAATGCTTGTTGCTCCAATTTCTGTTCCAGCTCTGACTTAGTTGTTTCATTCTCTTCCTTCAAACGATCGATTTCAGCAGTTAAATCTTCATTACCCTTCGCCTTTTCCCCGAGGTCTTTCAGTTGTGTGTCACGATCAGCAATCTGTTGCTTATAATCGTTGACTTGGCTTTCAAGCGTATCTGCCTTTTCTGCTTTTTCCTTCAAGTCATTTACTGATTTTCCATGTTCAACCATAATCTTATCGATACTTTCACTTTCTAAACCTAGGTTCTTTAAAAAATCTCTGTCCATATCCATTCTCCTTTTACATTTTTTAACATGGTCGAGTCCACGTAAAGGTTGCTATTTATCGCATAGCTACGAGTTATTGCATAATAAAAGCACCCAGCGCTCGCCTGCTGAGTGCACTAACTAAAATAAGTTGGACCCTTTTCTTTTTCCTTCAAATCCTTCACAACTTCCGTCAATTGAAAGAATGCTTTTTCCAATCCATCCACTTGTTCCTTTAATTTCTCATGCTCTTTTTTACTTACTGGCAAGCCCTCACCCCCTTAACGTATTTGTTCCCTTTCGTTATTTCGAGTACGTCCAGTGCTCTTAATAAAGCTTCTTAAGTTCGCTTGGCGCTCCTTTATTCTGTCGTCAGCTTCAACAATTCCTATATCATCATCAAGTTCAATCATCATAGCCATTTCCCGCTTTGCTTTTCTGATTTCCCTTTCCAGATAACGTTGCTTCTGACTTTCTTCATACATACGATCATTCTTCTCGCTACTTACAGGATTGTATGTTTTCTTTGTACCTTCAAAGTATGGATACTTCATATGACCGCAATGCACGCCAAATAAGCCAGCAGGATGTCCCATACTGGTATCACCTAACGCCGGATATTTTGGATGATTTCCGGAACGAGAAAATATTCGTCCTTGATATGGAGCACATAAAGGTCTGGCACCATCATGAGAACTGACTTCAACAAGATCCACATCGTACTCATCCATTCGAGTATCTTGCATATCATTGGCAACATTATTACTTGTTGAACGCATTACCATACTTACATATGCTGCCGTAGACCATTCCCTACCACTTTTATCTACTAGTGCAGGGACACCTTTATCTGCTAGCCCCTTAATAGATTCTCTTAATGCTTGTTGCGGAGTAGAAACACCTGCGAGCACCTTCCCAGTAGTATCATTGATGACATCGAGGTACTTTTGCCTTGAGAGGTTTAATATGGTTGTATTCGTAAGATTAAGCGTGTTTTTTGCTTGCCTCTGATATCCAACCAACACATTTTTTAAGGATTCACTATCTTTTGCACCTTCGAGCATGTCACCCTCTATATCATCTACTGCGCTATATCCTGCATTGGATAACATCTTTTCTACCTCTTGCATGATTTTACCAGAACGGGAAGAAATAATTTCTATATGCTCTTTGTTGATAGCATCTAGTTCACTTAATCTACTTAGTTGCCACGATTCTACTAATTGCGTATTTCTATTCTTTTCTATATCAATAAGAATGCTATTATCTCTCGCAATCTTCTTGGCAATATTCTTTAATATCTGATCTTCAATAGACAAATAAACATCGGTTACAGGCTTGGTAAGGCTTTGCGATACCCATTTATCCATTAGTCATCATCCGAACCTGTACCGAAGAAATCAACATCACTAGCATTTGTGCTTTGATTTTCTTCATTGATTTCCTCCATCCATGCCTGTGCTTCCTCTTCATTTAGACCATATATACGCATGATTGCTCGTTTTCGAGGCAATAGCTTATTAGATACCTCTTGAATTGTTCGAGCTAGTTCTGCAGCGTTATCCTCGATGACAGAATCATCAAAAGTAATGGTGATATCTATATCACGTTCACCATTAAAGATGTTATAGACCTTGGCAATCGCAATAATAGATTCAATTACATCCTGTAAACCACCTTCAATAATGGTTTCATGTGATTTCTTGGATTTAAATGTTTTACTGTTTTCGCTCATTACCTCGGTTGCGGTCTTTACACTCTGACCATCAAAGGAAAAAGTGCCCAAAGAAAAACCTGTCTGAGTAGCATAGAGATTTAATAAAGCATTAATACCTGCGATATGTTCATCAACTCGAAGAGTCACATTAATATCTTTTATCCCTTCTTCATCATCTTTGAACTTCATTGCTTCGTAGGTCTCGTCTGTATCATCAAAATAACGATGGATCTCTTGTGTTTTCGGATCTACAACAGTTTTAACCATGTGAGCAGGAACAATAATCCGTTTTTTCCCTAGCCTGAACTCCCTATGAAAACTATCAAAAGCAGTATCGATCGCTTTTAATGTATCTAAAGCATTCGCAAATATGGAGATTCCCATCGGTGACTGTAAATCAATATTATTAGCAGTATTCGGCTTGAAATAAGTGAATAAAGGCTTTTTCAAGTTGTTAAAGCGATATTGCTCTTTCATATCTGGGAAGATGATCTCTAATGAAACACGTACACCTAACTCCGTACCGTTTGATTCATATAATTCATGATCAACAACGTATTGATTAGCCTTCTTATCCCATGTATGCCATTCTAAGTGCGTGTATTTCTTATCGCCCTTATGGTACTCTCCAATGAAAACACCTTCTGTAATCGTGTCATTATGCCAAGCAATCGGGATAAAACTATCTGCAGTAACAAAAGAGAGCATAATCTTACCTTCTTTCACGAATGGCTTAATGACCATACCGCCTAAGGCAAAGTTATACTCTAAGTGATCTTGAAATTTTTTATTAAATTTATTTTGCTTGAACACTTCTTCCACAAATTTTGAGGTGCGGTTCTCCCCATCTCCAATACTAATACTGCATTTTTCATTAAATACAAGACTAGCCATTTCTGCAGCAGCAGTTTTTGCCATCATCAACGTGTCTTTCTTACGATGCTTTTTTCCAGATATCGTATGCTCGTAAATATCATGCCAATCTGGGTAATATCCCTTGTACAACGATTGCCATATCGACATTTTGTTATACATATTCTGGTTGATATTGATGTGTTTGTGGTTTTGTATCTTATCTATGCCTTTAATTAACCCCATTCGATACAAGCCTCCTTTCACTGCATCTATAATTCGTTTTAACATTAATTCACCACCTACAATACATAGTTGTGATAAAAGTGATTGTTCGCATATCGTGCTTCGTCCATAGCATGGTTGTAATCATCAATTGGCTTTCCATTGTCGTCTCGGACGTACATTCCAATTTCTTTAATAAAGTTGTAATGATCATATTTGTCATTTTCAACCAAGAAAAATTGATCATTGGTCATGGAGTTTTGAAGTCGCTCTATACCTACCTCAATTCCCCCTCCTTGTTTCTTAGCGTCCGATGCGTTGTTATCTGCCCTAGATGTATCAATATGGATATCATGTAGTTCCTCTCGCAACGATTTACAAGCAGGGTCAACGAACATGTCAGAAAAGCGCATCTCATATTTATTGGTACACCATTGGACGAATTTCTTTATTTCTTTCGCATATTTGCTCATTGATTTAACTTGTCCCGTCTCTGCACCAGAATGATAGTAATTTGCGACCCTATTTAAGCGAAATTTCCCATCATAAAGTGTAACTATATTACAACTGTAGGAAGTCGCATCCGATTGACCACCATCAGCAACAAAAAACATTTCATAGGGTTTACCAAGTAATGTAGCTTTTTCATGCTCGGCAGGGTTAAACATGGAGTAAATAACGCCTTCTGGCATCACTCTTTTTCCATACCAGTCACGATCAAGTAAATACGGGTTCTTACTTAGTGTTTCAAATATTTCTTGTTTACGTTCTTCACTAATTATCGGATTATCTTGTATGGTCCAGTGTGTCAATCTAGTGTCTTGAACATCGAATACCTCACTTATAACAGGATGATTAGGCGCTGGTGGGTTTAAATCTGCTAAAAAATATCTGTCCTGCGCTGCAAAAGTACGTCTGAAACACTCTTGAATCATGCCCATATTAAGTAGGTTAATCTCACAAAATACAACGCTACCTAATGACATACCAGTTATAGCACCAACGCTATTTGCCTTTGCTCCACCTTTGTAATAAACACGCTTAATTCCATTTGGAGTATGAACTTGTAAATGATCCCCATGTTCATCGTGTTTGATTTCTGCTAGATCAGCGAATATATGCATTAATCCAGTTCCATCGCCATCAATAAACAAACGGAATGCCTGCTCTTGGTTATAAGCAGTAATTAAGTGGTTTGAATCTCTAGAATTTGTTAGATAATCCGCATAACGGAAATGACCGGCAGTCGTTTTACCGCTTCTTGGAGTACCTTCTAACACATCCATGGTGTAATCATAAGGTCGATATATGGTTTCTAGCTGTTTATCCGAGAACTCAATCTTTAGCTTGCTCATATCGCTTACGCCCTTCAATTAATGCATCTAACAAACCAGTATCTTTCTTCTGTCCTTTGAGGAGTTTCGTACGTTCTTCGATAAACTCCGTCTCTTTCTTTGTTTTATCAATAGCTGTCTGCATGCGTTCCACTTCTAACAGACGTTTATCGTCATGTTCAGCTAACTCATAGAATTGTTTAAGCATACTTCTCAATTCACCCATGGCTCGACTTTGAGAATTTAAAAAATTCGCCTGTTTATCCCAAGCGAATTGTATCTCCCATTCATTCTTTTCAGTTGTGAAGTTCTCTCCATCCGATGTTTCGGTTTTCTTTACCTCTTTAGTAATTTCATATTTATCTTGGACAAACATGATCTGTTGAGCTCGCATAATCGACGCAAACTGCATTTGTATGTTCATCCATAATATTTCTAGTGGAGAAACATCGTTCATTCCATTCACTATTTCCATCGTTTCATCAGGTAGGTATTTAGCAAATAGACCATGCGTGACTGCTGAACTGTTGCGTTTTGCAAACTTAGGCGTTGGATTAGGATTTCCTTTATTTCCCGGTTGTCCTCCGATCTTCTTTTTGGTTGCAACTTTTTTACTTTTGGTTGCATCCTTTTTAGTTGCCTCCCTCGACCAACCTTCACGACTTTTTCTACTCTTTAATGTTCCTAGCTTTATCTCATATTTAGCAGCAAGATCTTTTAAAGTAATCTTACTGGTTTCCCATTCTTTTTTAATATTATCCCATTTCATTTACATTCACCATCCACCTCCGATTTTGGGTATAGAAAAAAGCACCTCATATGAGATGCTAAGATTATTTTAATCATCAAACCAATTTTTTAATTTATTTGATAATCCGCTACTTTGAATCTGGACAATTCTATGCAATTTACCCAGCTCCACTTGAAAACTCATTCCAAGATCACTTTGCTCCGAAAATGTAATTAGACTCCCCATCTTTTCATTAGTAAAAGATATGAAATAAATATCATCATAGTAATATTTTTCTTCTTCGTAATAAATTTGACGTTCAAACTTACCCACTGCTACGATATCCCTAGATTTATTCTTGTTTAAATATATTTCTTTAATCTTACTAAAGTTTTGAGTACGCTCTAAATATTTATACCTCTCATGATTAGACGCTTCTTCCCATTGAATCTCACTATTAGATGTCTTCACTTGTAATTCTTTTACAAAATTTTCCACATCAATTTCATTCATCACTTTGTTATCACCTCTAGCCAATTTTCTTTTTCATCAAAATCAGTCTGTAATTTCTTTATTAATTCATAAATCAATATTCCCACTTGTCTTTGATAACGACCCTCACCTTTTAATTCAAACAATTTACTGTAAAGGTTATTATTTATTATTTTATCTAGTTTTTTTATGGTTTTAATAGTATCTTTTGATAAGATTTTCCTATAATTGTATACCTCGATTAAAACCTCGTTAATTGTCCAATGATCTATAATGTTGTCGTCTTTAGCCATTTTATAAGTTATACTTAACGACGTTAGTAAAGATTTTTTACTTTTTTTATACTCATTTTGTATATGCATCGACATAAGATTATTTTTTATTTTTGTCGCGGTCTTACTTATATAAATTGCATAAATTAAACTAAAAAATCCTATTACTGTTCCAATTATTGTCGCGTAAAACCCCACTAAAGTATATATGTCCATTCAACCACCGCAAATGATATTTTTAGATAATTATAGACTATTTTATAACCGGGATTCAAGTGTGAGTTACTTTCCCTTATATAGTATATTTATATTATAAGACCGTAAGGTCTTCAAAGAACACGCTCTATACTAGATTAGTGTTCTATACCCTTTCATCTATAAAAACTCTGTGCGACATACGTGCGACATATCACGCTGCTGTAATTTCTTCCACCTTTTCCTTAGCCCTATTAATGTATGTCCGAACAGTCCACTTACTTATCCCTAATCTTTCTGCTATTTTCTGCATACTTAGTCCTTCAGCTTGATACATGAGATAACATTGTCTTTCTCTATCAGAAAAGTTTCTAAATAACTCTAATAGCGTTGTCCGTTGTTCTTGGCTCATATACAATGGTTCACGTTCTTTCCTTAATTCCTCTTTAATATCCGGTATGATGTCCATATCCTCATATTGGCTTATTCTGTATGCATTACGCTTATCTACACCCCTATATGAATCTGGTTGCCTTCCTGTCTCCATCCAGTCCATAGAATAAGTCATACTACCAATCATGCTGTTGATCTTGTGTTCATCATCTTGTGGAGATTCCTTTTTCATACGACCTAAATCCTTGCGCCCTTCAGTGTATTGCTCTAATAATTCATCTGCCCAATTTTCGATTGCTTGACTATTCATATTTACCGCCCCCTCTCAAAATATAAAAAAAGACACCAACTGACGATTTAACGTCAATCAGTGTCCTCTAGCTGTCTAGTAGGATGTATTTCATCTTGTAGTAATAACTTATTTACAATTTTTAAAAGTAAATTATTTCTATCAATAACTCCATTTAAATCTTTTATAAGGTATAAGATACCAAACCAAGATAGGATAAAGAAGATTAGGTTCTGAACCATAATTACTGTATCAGTTACATTACCAGTAATTACATTTACAATAAGAGGTGTTGATCCAGCAATAACAAGTGTTTGGGCTAATCCTCTGATAACTTTTATTTTATCACTTTCACTTCTTGCTTCTAATAATATTTTTAATTCATTTAATTTTTCTTTATCAGGATATTTCTCATTTAACTTTTTTTTGATTAAAGAGAAATTCTCATGAATAGTTTTATTATTTATATCCTTGATTTTACTTAAATCATCAAAAAGATGAATTTCATTTCCAACATCACCCATCCAGTTATATAAAGTATATTTACGCCATTTTCTCTTTTCTTCAAACCTTATAAATTTATCTCCTAGATAGCTTAGTAAGATATACCCCATGAACAATAGAAAATTTATTAATATTATTACCACTATAATACTAGTAATCTTAATTTTAAGTGGCGCTGTGTTTTCTAGAAAAGTAACTGTAGATAAAGTTAAAAGAAAAAAATTAAACAAAGTAACAAACAATAACTTCAAACTTGCTCCTCCTCTTCAAAAGTTCACGTAGTCCGCCCTTCGTATCAAAATCGCTAGGTAAGCCAAAAACCCCAATCAATAGTCTTTTTTAATGTATTAACTATTTTTTTAGCGATTTATATATAATTTCAACATATTTATTGGAAAAGGACACTAACTGACAATTTAACTTCAATCAGTGTCCTCCAGTTGGCTGGTAAAACTATCAATAATCAAACGGATCAATATTGACTAAACTTCCCCACTCAAGTTCATCATAAAATGTAACGTTTTCCTCTAAGAGTTGCGAATAAAATTCATCCTCTTCAACATAATTTTCACTAACATGAAACCAATTTTTTCTTATAGCTTCATACGAAAAAATCCAATTGCTGCCATACAAACTGTTTTTATTTAGATGTGACTGATATAAAGATAAATCTAAATTGTTAATAAAGCCTTTCTCATATAAGTTCATAGTCATAATAGAAATAAAAGGATTATCATATTCGTTTAATAATTTAGAAATACCTTCAGATACTTTTAAATCTAATAGTTTGCAAATAGATAAAGACCATAAAACCTCATAGTCATTTCCTAATTCTATATTCAACTTTATTATTTTTTCTAAAGTATCTACTATCCTAACTTTGTTTAATGGTAATTCTCTAAGTTCATTTTCAAATAATATTGACCTTACTATAGGAAGAGTAGTAGAATCAATTGTTATCGAAGAGAGTAATAATGATTCTAAAATCGACCAATTTTCATCTTTTATAGACGAGGGGATTCTTTGTACTGAATATTTCAAAACTCCATCATTTGGATATAATTTTGCCAGTTCAAAAGCTCTACTGAAGAAACTAATTAAATCATTTCTTTCACCCTCTACACTATCTCTGAAGTCATAAAGTTTAATTTCAGGGACCCAGCTTGGTTCAATTGCTTCCGGTAGCATAATTATCTCAGTTTTATGAGGATTCAATTCTAATTCAAATTCCCTTACTATCTTATGAAGTTTGTTAAGACAATTTTCGGCTTCTGAGAGGGTGTCAAAATATAATTCAATATCGTCTGTATATCTAAACCCTTTAATATTAGGAACCATTTCCTGCAATCTTTTATCTATTGCAGTGCCTATTACTTCAGAAATGATTAAGGAAGTATCAGGACCTGTTGGAATCCCCAAGGTTTGACCATCTTGCATATTTCTAATTAATTTATCTAGTTTATTTCCCAATAAGCTGCAATCAGTTTGTCTATCTTTTGATAATCTTTTTCCGTGCATAGCCCAAGGTATACTGTGGGTATAAATAGTAGGATAATATCTAGAAATATCCGTTTTAAGAATATACTTTTTACACGCTATTCCTTCAATTCTTTTGAGGGTTTTTTCTTTAAAAGGAAATTCTCTTTCGATTGCTCTCTCTGCGTTTTCATTGAATATAGGCTTTGTTAAACTAATAATAGAATTACTGTAAAATTCTTCTAATTTATCTCGATGTTCTAATATCGCCTCAGATAATTTAATTTGGTGATAAGGTGTGGGTACATTCATAATCCTCCTAGAATGAGTGATCTTAGGCACTGAAAAATTTGCACTTTTAGTCCACCTTTTATTACCATTCTTACCATTTGTCAGAACACCATAGTTTATAGCATCTAAACTTCTACTTAAAGACTCACTAGTAAATTCTGGAGAGATTTCTTTTGGAAAATACCCCTTACCTATTATTCTTTCTATACTAATTTAAAACTCCTCCCCCTCATCAAATTTAATCCTTTTCACCCTCCCTTGATGAGTAATTACCTTAGTCTCTCCATGATCGGGTAAATAGGATAACTTCGCTTCACCATTTGAATAAACTAGTACAAATGGCTTATCCCTATTTTCTATATCGACATTTAATTTCCCTTGTTTAAATGGAATTTGTTTTAATCTCATGTTAGCCCTCCTAAGATAATTACTCATTGATAGATTTTTGTTACTTTACTGCTTGATTTAATGCTTGTATATTCGTCCACTCTAGCGTATATAGTGACACTTCTTCTAGCTTTCTTCCATCACTAGTGTAATGGACTCCTAGCTTCTTTAGTTTTTCAATTAGCTCTTTCTTACGCAGTACCGTACTTTCTGATTCACTCACATTATTCCTCCTTATTTCCTAGTCTGGTTTCTCTTAAAATCGCTAATTTAACTTTTAATTCTTTTAATGATTTTCCTTCTGTTTCAAAGAAGCCAAATCGTCTTAACTGACCTATCACATAAGCTTTCATGCTATCCTCGTGTACATCAACCATTTTCACACTATCCCTCCCTTATAATCCGACTGCTGCAAGATAATCTAAAGCAATTCCTCGACCCGATAAGACCCTCGGAAACTCCCCCATATCTTTATAGGGAATACTCTTGCGGCCGCCAGTCATAGCTTTGTTCCAGTAATCTAATACACTATCAAACGGTACAAAATAGGTTTCGTTTAACTTTGCGAATTCGATTAATACGAAGCATGTACCCCCTTGATTTTGATAGTTCTTTAGAAAACGCATTTGATGCTCTTCAATATTGCTAAGAGGAAAACGTGTCGTTTCTCTTGTTGATTTAGCATCAAACGCAATCGCCTTTCCGTTTGCCACCCCTACAAAGTCAACTGTGCTTTTTTTCTCCGGATGTGCACTTACTATCTGTTTTCCTCTACGGATAACCCTCCAAGGTGTAGGTACTTTTTGAACTGTTGCCCATTTCTTTAACTGGTACTGCATATTTGATGACTCGATGATTTGTTCAAAAGACTTTCCTCTATTTGCATGTGAGATCATACTCTTGTATTCCTCCTATAAGTCGTTAAATTTACTTGGTGCATCTTTATAGAACTTCTTATAGAGATCTATCTCCTTTTGTGTAGGCATATCTAATTCGTATTCACGTAACTCCGGTTCTTCTGGTGATTCTTTAGGTGCTAATACAAAAATCATTAAAGTTGTGATTAACATAGCGACGATTAAAATTGCACCATTTAGGACCTCTTTTTTCATATGTTTTCCCTCGGCTGTATAAAAATCGGTCGCTTTAAATTACCTTTTCTTGCTTGATCATATAATCCTATGAATATCTCATCCTCATCTCTATCAAATAGACCTGCAATATCCTCGATGCAATAACCCATGTCATGAAGTTGAGTTACTTCCTCGATGATGCTTTCTGAATAAACTCGGTTCATATCTTCTAGGCAATATACAAGTCCATCTTTCGGCTTTTTCACCTTCATTCGTTTAATTGGTGGCAGTAAGATCATGAACTCCCTCCCGAAGCTTGCAAATATTCCTGCAAGCGTTGTTGTACATCTATCACTGATTCTCCCTGTTTTTCTTCTGGCCCTACTTGTTTTTGCTTATGCTTGTTCTGCTTAAACCAGTCAGGAACAACTGCTGCAGATTGTTGCCTCGGATGATATGGCTTCTTGCTTTGCTGATGGGTCCTCTGATTTTGAAATTGAACCTCTTCTGCTTTAGCTTGTTCAACTGTTTTTATATTTTTATGGTGCCAAGAATTCAAGATACTTTTTGCATAACCCCAATTTCGCTTATTTCTATCAAGCGACCGCTTCAATGCTTCAATCACTAGATCGTCGCCACAATCTTCTATCCACTGCATCATAGATTCCCTTTCAAATGCACTTGGTTCTCCCGGAAAATTGTTTTGATAAAATTGAATCGCATCTGTAGTAGGAGTAGTAGTATATAATTCTTTAATTCTTAAGTTCTTTAATTCTTGATATTGTTCTCCCTTCGTTCTATCTTCGTTCTCCTTTCGTTCACTATTAGTTCTTACTTCTTCACTTTCGGCGTTCTCCTTAGATTCATTACTATCCTCTAAGTCTTGATATTTCGCATAGTTAAGGATGGTAAATAGTGTTCCTAATTCCGTTTCTTTAACGTTTAGCCTTTCAGCGTCAACTAACTTCTGGACGCAACGCTTAATGGTATTAAGTGAATACTTTTTATAACCACGACCTTCTTTATATGAAAGATCATCTGCTAGTTTCCGATAAGAACGAATGTATTGTCCTTTATCTAACGTAATTCCTTTATATTTAAATCCGTCCTTAAAACTGGCTTTACCAATCAAATAAATGAACACACGAAACGTCGTTACATCATGCCATAAATCAGAGTCAAAGATTTCTCGATAAACCTTAAACCAAGTTGTCATTTCCACCACCCCTTATCGATGTATTTCACAGTAAGCTTTTTTATCTTGTACCTTCTTCACCACGTAATTTGGATATCGTTTCATATATTCCAATATGAGCCTCTGTGCGTCTTTTTTATCTTGCGCCTGCTTGAATATCCAAGCAGGCAACAAAACTTTTGTGTGATTATTCATTAGCTTTCTCATCACTAAATTGTTCTTGAGCAGCAGTTAATTCATCTTCGGTCAAATTGAAATCAATAACATCACCACTTGGCTCTGAAGGGTCTTTTGTTTCTTCTACATATGCTTTTTGCATATCGATAGATAAGATGCCCCATTTGTTTAACATGTTTCGTACAACGGTCTTCTTTGCCATTGCATCCCAATCATTTTTCCAACCAAAATCAGATTTACTAAACTTATTTTTATGCCTTTCGATTTCTGCTTTACTCCAGTAGACTGTTTTTCGAAATCCATTAATTAATTCAAAAAAACCAGTATAACCAACCACTTTATCCGAGGTTCTTTTTTCAAAATCTAATTCAATCTCTTCCGTTAATCGATTAAAAGACTGGAGCTCCCCTTCATATACCTCAATTACATTAATATTTCGATATTGTCCGCTTCTTAGCGCTAACTGTATATAACCCTTATATCCAAGCTGAAAGGTTGCTTGATTACCATAAGGAATAACCCATGCATAACCTAAATTTCTATCAATTGGTAAATCTAATGTTGCAGCTACCATTGCACTTGAAACAACACTCATTTGATCACATTTTTGTAAATTGGTATCGCCATTTACGAGATTAATGACACTTGCCATAAACTGTGATGCCTTTGAATCTAGCATTTCTTCAAACCGCTTCTTTACACTATCTGCACCCATCAATTGTTTAATCGTATAACCTGATGGAGTGTTTTGATTACCCTGTTTACTTGAGAGTTGATTTTTAAGAGAGTCATTCGTTGCCATATTATCCAAGCTCCTTTACATTAAATTTGCGATAATTAGAGGTTTTTAGTACAGAATTATATACGTCAGGGTATTTACTCTTTAAAAGCTTGGAGTCCACACTCTTACGCTCAAATTGCTTCCAATCTACTTGATAATTTTGTACAAATCCGCTTTCCGCTTCTTTCAACTCATGTTTAATTTTGTTCTCCGTTTCTTTAGCAACTTTCTGTAATTCTTTAATCTGATTTTTAATAGAAAGCAAATCATCAATTTTTTCTTTATAGTTAGACTCAAGGTCGATAGATTTTCCTTGTTCAACGTTTGCATAACGTTCTTTTAGAAATTTTTCAGCTGCACTTGAACCATCCAAAGCAGGAGGACGATTTCCTTTAACGTGGTAATTCCAGAAGTGGATTTCTGCATCAAATATCATTTGAATTAGTTCTTCATCACGTTCAATTTCTTTCCATACAAATTTCTGCCCACCTATAAGAACAGCAATATACGCTTTCGAATAACCTGTTACACCAAGATAATGCTGAACTTGTACAAGATAAGCTTCCGGTATTTCTTCGCTATCCCATTCTTTCGTGAGAAAAGTACTTGCTGTCTTACATTCAAGTAGTGCATCTTCACCAACTACTTTTCGATCAATATTAGCCATCAAGAAAGGATAATCTGTATGCTGAAGCATGAAGTTATTTCTTCTTACTTTCTTTCCTGAACGGATTTCAAATTCTTTCGCTACCATGTCTTCAAGAAGGTCTCCAAAATAAGCAGCTTCACCTGCAGTATCCGTTAAATGTGATTCATCTGTTTTTTCAATCCATAGTTCAAACGGCGTTTTATATTTATTTAATCCAAGGATGATGGAAGCGTCGCTCCCACCTATTCCTTTGGTACGTTCTAATAGCCATTCTTGCCTACTCATTTCAATTGTGTTTTTAACCATTGCTTCTACCTCCCGATTCCTTTATAATGGAGCCAATTAGAAATTTGCTCATGGTTCCTAAAAGAGTACCCACTGCCATGGGTGCTTTTTTATTGCGCAATTTTATATACTGCTCCATGTTGTTCCAGTACTTCTTTTGCATCATCACTTAACACCTCTACTAAATAAAACTCATCCGCAAAAATCAAAATCTCTTCACCAGTTAGAACTTCATTTCCTAGTCCATCCACCCCATATTCTTCTCTGCGATGACTCGTCTTTAAATAACCCGCTTGTTCCATTTCCTCAATCATTGGATGATCCATGATATACCTCCTAAATTAAAATGATTGTGATTATTGCTATAACAAGTGGCATTGCCATAATGACGTAGAATGCTCTCTCATCCTGTACGGTTGTTTCATCCGGTTCACCTATGAAGAAACTAATCATCCACTTTCTCATACCCAACGTTTTCCTATCTCTTCTCTGCGTTTTTCTTCTGCAAATATTGCTCTTAACAAACTATCTGCTTCTTTCGTAGATTTAATAGAAAAATCGATTCTCTTAATCTCTCTCAATGATCTATTTGCATTCTCTGAATAAAGTACTGCTCTTTGTAGGTCTCCTGCTTTTAATGCCTTTCCTTCTTGCTCCCTGCAATACTTGTAACAGTATTTTTCGTCTTCTAATTGTTTTAGTAACTCTGCTATTGTCATTTGTCATCCTCCTACATAATCTCTTAATTTTTTTGGTGAAATATGATACGTCCATCTACTGGATAATTTAATAGCAGTACCAATAGGTAAAATATTTCTTTGTAACCCAACCCTTACAAATTGCTCTGATTTCCCAAGAACCTTAGCTGCATCAGATACTTTAACGTTAAGTGTTTCTTGTTCTTGCTTTAGTTCCACTTAAATGACCTCCTATAAATGGTTGATTAATAAGAAAAACAAAATGATAATACCGATATAAGCTACTCCGTCATCTTTCATATAATCATCCCTCCTAAACTTAGTAAGATGGTTCCTATGCCTGTTCCTGTGTTGACTATATTTGATAAGATCTCAATCGCTACATTAGGGTCTATGTTGAACAGTACAGACATCGCTAAATCGTGCGCTCCTGTTCGATTAACCCATCTGTTAAACTCTGCGATGCGAATTGGTAACTTACCACTTTCCATTCTTGAGATATTACTTCTAGATAGATGCATTTTTGAACCCAACTTTTCTTGACTCCAACCCTTGCGCTTTCTCATCTTTTTAAGCTGTTTTCCTATTTCCTCATCGCTTAATTCTTCCAGTTGTAGTTCACCTTGCTTGTAACCTAGCAATCTATTTCACCCCCCTTGTGCATTGTCTGCACATTTGTCATATATGCAGGGGTTGCACAGTAACTCTTAGGTTGTGAAGTTATAATGTAATTACAGACCCCTCAGTTGGTTTTCTGTTTGCTTTCATGCCCCCTTAGCTTGGTGGATTAAGGGGTTAAATAACTTCTTGAAATTTGTACCTCCTAATAGGAATTTTGTCCTTTTCTGTCGAATTATCTATACAGGAAGGAGGTGTAACATTTGTTAAAAAAATATCTAATATCTTTTCGGGAAGAAGATTTAAACAATGAATCATTAGACAATGCTATAAGAAGTAGAATTGAGCATCTTAGTCCCAAAACATGGTTTCAAATTTTCCCAAACCTTATATTGATTCAATCTGATCTTTCTATAGGTAAGATTCTTGCTGAAATTGAGACTATTTGTCAGAATAAACGTACTGTTATTACAGAAATATCAGATTGTGTAACTAACGAAGAACCACTAAATGATGCGCTAAAAGAATACGGATATTAGGATGAACATCTACGGACGTACTCTTTATATGCATTGATATACTCTTCTTTTGAAACTGGAGGATATTTAAAGCTCATACCAGGGAATAAATATTCAGTTTCTTGATTTGGTGAATCAAAGCTTATCGTCGATTTTTCGGCGATTTGCTTTTCCAGCTTTTTAATTCGCTTTTCTAATTGATCAATGCGTTTTTTCATTTATATAACCTCCTTAATGATATGTTTCGAATCGTTACATTGATAATCAAAAAAAAGAGTCCACTCAAAATCCAAAGAAGATGCTATCTTTTTGGCAACTAATACACTAGGGTTTCTTCTTCCTTGTTCTATCATTGTAAAATAAGATCTTTCAATATCAGATTTTCTAGCAACTTCAAACTGAGTCAGACCTTTTCTTATCCTTTTTTCTTTTAGCCATTGACGCACATTTACACCTCCTGTTTCGTTTCGTTACATTAAATAATAGTATCATTTAGTTACTTTGTCAATAAAAAAAGAATAAAAAGTTTCTATTTGTTACATAATATTTAAAGTAACGTTTTGTTACTATATTATTGTTTTAGGAGGGAGTTAGGTAATGGCCACTTTTCAAAATAGATTAATTGAACTTAGAAAATCCAAAAGAAAAACCCAAGAAGACATTTCGAAAATTATAGGAATAACAAGACCAGCTTACACAGCATATGAGAGAGGGACTAGGACACCTGACTATGAAATCCTTAAGGCGTTAGCTAACTTCTATAATGTTACTATTGATTATCTTTTAGGACATAGCGATCAACCTCACTTAACTGAGGATGAGGCATTTGAAGCTTTTAAAAATGACCCAGACTTAGAGAGATGGTATAAAGAATTACCTAAAAGTAAAGAAGAAGACCTACGTAGACTTAAAAAGATATGGGAAGCTTTTAAAGAAGATGATTAAAAATATACATTTTAGGTGCACATTTTTGTGCACCTTTTTTATGAAAAGATAAACTGACAAAAAACGTTATAAAATTATAGTCAGAAATAACCAAAATTTCTAATGATTAAACAAATTGCATTGATTTATTACAAATATTACTTTACCATGACATTTGTAACAAAAATTATTTTCTATTTAGGAGGATTTTCATGTTTAAAAAACTTATTATTACCTTTATGATTGTGTTAGTGAGTATTACTACAGTTTTACCAAATGTCAGCGCGGCAACTAAGCAAAATGACGATTTAATAGACTTCGATGACCTAGAAGAAGTTGACTTAACTACAGTAACTAATCTAGATGAAGCATTGGGTAATGTAGGAATTACAAGAGATAATTTGCTAGATAATAATTATAAAGTTATAAGTGAAAACGTTAGTTTTATTAATGCTAAGAATACTGAAAATAACCGTTATTATAATTTTTACTTAGAGGGAAACGAAATTAAGTATTATAGTGTACAGGCAGAGAAAGATAATGGAAACGCTACTTTTGAATTATATGATATGAGTAATATCTTTATATTAAGTTCGGAAGTTGATAAATATGGAAACGTTGTTAAGGAAGAAACTTACATGGATAGACACCCTGAAAATGATGGTATCCAGCTCTTATCATCATCAGGTATTAATAAAGCAGCTTTTAAATGGGCTTGTATTTTTTCTAGTTACATAGCTTGTCTTGCTGTAGCTGCTGCTGCAGGAGCTGCTGGCGCTCTAGTATCCGGACCTTTTGGTGTAGCTGCAGGGTTTGCTGGCGGCAATGCATGCAGATATCTTTTCCAAACGGCGGTAGATAAGTATGGAGGAAAAGATAAAGCTTGTAAAGTGCTTTCGTAACGGCGGTGAGAGGATGTTTTAATTGACTGATATAAAAAGCATTTTTAAAAGAATGGGATGGCTCGATCTAATATTTATAATCCCAATGTTTTTGTTATTTTCATATTTACCTACTTATAATTTTTGGAGTATATTATTAAATGTGATTATTGTAATATTTTTTTCATTCGGTTTGGCAATGGTATTTCATATTATTGTTGATTCTATTAAAAGATAAAAATATTAGTGAGTTACTGTATAAAATCACAATCGTTCAGATATATCCAAATACTTCTAATACTAACCCTTGTTCCGTATTGGAATAAGGGTTAGTATTATGTATGTTATTAATTAAATAATTCTTAAATAGAAAAATCTATAAAGCTCATCTAAACGTAAGAGATTTCATGGTTTTTAGGATGCATCACCTAAATTTTTTTAATCAAAAAAAGAACATACATTCGCGTAAAGCGGGGTCACATCATGCTTACTACTACCAGAATTGAAAAAATTACTCAAAAGTTATTGATGAAACTCCAAGTTAATCACCCCGAAGATTTAAACATCGATAGAATCACAAAGGGGCTAGGAATCAAGGTTAAATATTGGGAGTTCGAAAGTGAACTTGTAAAAAAGAAAGGGAGATATATTATCTTTCTAAATGAAAATTCAAATGAAATTAAGAAATGGCTAAATTTGATACACGAAGTAGGACATCTCTGCTTGCATGTAGGTAGACAAGAAAACTTACCTTATGAATTTGTGCAACTACAAGAGTGGCAAGCAAACACATTTACGTATTATTTTTGCGTACCAACCTTCATGTTGGATGAATTACACACTGTTACACCTGCAGAAGTGAGTCGCATATTTAACGTAGACTATAGTTTTTCTGTAAGAAGAGTTGAAATGTATCAAAATAGAAAAAATGCAGTCATGCAAAAACGAAGAACACTTGCTTATGTTTAAGGAGGTTTTGTTAGATGAGAAATCCAAATGGGTACGGTTCTATATATAAGCTGTCTGGGAACAGAAGGAAACCTTTTGCTGTTAGAATAACTACCGGATGGAATAATGAAGGAAAGCAAAAATATGAGTATCTCGGTTTTTATAAAAGTAGGCAAGAGGCAATGGTGGCTTTAGCAGATTATAATAGCAACCCTTATGATCTATCATCCGGAAAAATAACTTTTGCAGAAGTGTATGAACGCTTTTCAAAAGCTAAGTTTCATAAAATATCAAGATCGAATGTGCTTGGTTATCAAGCATCTTATAAACGATGTGAGCCACTGCATGATATGAAATTCATTGAAATAAAAAAGCCTCATTTACAATCTGTTATTGATAACTGCGATAAATCGCATGGTACAAAAAGAAAAATAAAAGTGCTTTTTAATCAACTATATAAATATGCTATGGAACATGATCTTACACATAGAGATTATTCTAAATTTGTAGAGTTACCCAAAGACAACACCAATAGCACACGTAAACCATTCAATATTGATGAAATTAAATTGCTCTGGGATAACCTAGATCGATTAGATGATATAGATACTGCTCTGATAATGATCTATTCCGGCATCAGACCGGGAGAGCTTGTAGAGATTAAAAACAAAGATATTAATCTTGACGAACGTTTTTTCCGAGGAGGTATAAAAACTTCTGCAGGTAAAAATAGATTAATTCCAATCCATAAAAAAATACACTCATTAATTGAGAAAAGAATGGATTCAAATAATGAGTATTTAATTGTTAATGGACAAGGAAATAAGGTTAGCTATTATTCATACTATCAAGATAAATGGAAAAGAATTATGGAGCAATTGGAGTTGAAACATAAACCTCATGATTGCCGACATACATTTGCTACATTAATGGACAATGCCGATGCTAATAAATTGTCTATAAAACGTATCATGGGACATGCATCTAAAGACGTAACAGATAAAGTGTATACTCACAAAGATGTTAAGCAGCTACTTAAAGCGATAGATATGCTTTGA